ACGGTAGCTGACAGAGCCTCGTGGTGCGGCAAAGACCGGCACCAGCTTTTCCGGCAATTTAATCGTCGCGCTGGTCATCAGACTTTGCAGCTTCGATCACGATCCGAGTTGGTGTCATGCTGCCGTCCTCGCTAACATGGTTCACGTCAGCCGTTTCGCGCCACCGGGCGCGCGTCTTGAGCCAGAATGTCATGGACGCCGTGTCGCCGCCTTTGGCTTTGTTGAACAGCGCGCCGCCGATTGTGGCGTTTGCTTTCGCCATAGATAGGTCCAACTCGTCGCGGTAGTGCAGCCGCAACGTCTTTTTGTCGATACCTATCACGCGGGCGATCATGTCCTGTGTCGTGCCGACCGTCGCGTGAAGCTCGACAAGCTTGCGCTGCGCATCGGTCGGCGCGTGCTGTTTGCGTCCACAGGGTTTTTTAGGCATTCCATCCATACGTTAAATATAGCGCGGGGAATTATTGTTGACAAGGCGCTTGACACGGTAAGTAATAGGTGGCAATAAGGATGCAGAGCGACACACAGGCAAGGAGCCACACCATGCAAGACCAATACACCGCCCTTAGCAACATGATCTTCAACTTTCAAAAAGAAGTCATGCGCCTTGACGTTGCCAACATGGACCCTGAGGTCCGCGCCATGATGGATGTGGTCGAGGCTCAGCTTGACGCCCTTCGCACGGACAAACTGTTTCAATTGCGCTGAGGGTCTACGCCCTGAACGGCTGGCCCGTCGCCTCAAGGGTGGCGGTCTGGCCGGTGAAGTTCTGCCAGCGGGTGATGATCAGGTCGCAATATTTGGGGTCGAGTTCCATCATCCGGCAGTCGCGGGCGGTCTTTTCGCAGGCGATCAGGGTTGAGCCGCTGCCGCCGAATAGGTCAACGATGATTTTTTTTGCGGCCATTGAAAAATAATCAAAGAACCAAATGACCAAATCGACAGGTTTTTGAGTTGGATGAACCCGCTTCTTTGTGTCGTCTTTTTCCATTCCAAATATCCCGGCCCACTTTACACGGGCCATCATCCTCTTGTGCCGCGCCTTGGACCAGCAAAGTTCAAATGTAGAACCGAACATCTTGTCCGCACTTTCGTCGCCGCGCTTATCCCACACAATCCAAGACCCATTGTTTTTTGAGGTATTAGTTCTGAGTAGTAATCCGCCCCCAAAGAAATATCTCTTTACAATAGTCAAACGCTGCAAATATTGCATTGATAAACTCTGGATTAAAATCATCGTGATCCCCAACAATGTTATTATATTTATTTCCACCCGTGGAGGCTTTAAACTCTGACTTCATGCCAGAGTAATCAGCATCAAGGAACATTCCATAAGGCGGATCGGTAAACACCATATCAGCCTTCTGCCCATCCATCAGCCGCTCCACCGCGTCAATGCTGGTCGAGTCACCGCACATCAGCCGATGCCGCCCCAGCAGCCACACGTCGCCCAGGACCGTCACGGGCACGGCAGGCGCGTCAGGCACCGCGTCGGGATCGGTCAGGCCCTCGGTGGCGTCCAGTGTCAGCGCGGCTATCTCGCCGATATCAAACCCGGTCAATGACAGGTCGAACCCCTCAGCTTCCAGGTCCTGCAACTCGATCTTGAGCAGGTCGTTGTCCCAGCCTGCGTCCAATGCCGTGCGGTTGTCTGCCAGCACATAGGCGCGCCGCTGCGCCTCGGTCAGGTGCGCCGCGTCAATCGTCGGCAGCGTATCAAGCCCCAGCTTCTGGGCCGCCATGACGCGCCCGTGGCCCGCCAAAATGCCGTTTTGCCCGTCCGTAATTATAGGTGACAGAAACCCAAATTCACGGATCGAAGCGGCGATTTTGTCCACCTGCTGCGGCGAATGTGTGCGGGCGTTGCGTACGTACGGTATCAGCGATGCGGTCGGAACCGTCTTATATTGGGGAAATTTCGGTGCAGGCATCATAGCTTGGCCCCCTTTTTGCGCGGCGTTGTGGATGGCACGCCCTTGGCCGCGAATGCTACCATGCTGTCAGTAACACGCTTGTCGGGGTCGATACCAGCCATGCGGAGCACGTCCCTACCATCCCGCGAGTTTGCCCACAACTCAAGGGTTTTCAGCGCCCGGCCTTTGTTCTTTTCGGATTCCCTTGAGGCATGGCGAATTGCATCATTGATCGCGGCTATCACTACGGCGGACCACATGTCCCTCATGCGTGCTGCCTGGTATGCGTTATCAGTCATGACCAACCCCCCATCAGAATGGCATGCACGCGCTCCATGTCCGGCTCAGGCTCTAACAACAGCCGGACGGCCTCTGACAGCGCGTCACGCTGCTCTGACAGCGCGTCACGCTCGTACAGCGCGGCCTCATGATCGTCAGGATCAACCGCCTCGTCCTGCCAGCGGCGCAGCATGTCCAGTTCATCCCACACCCAATCCAGAGACGGCCAGCGTTCACGGTGATGTGACGTGTCGTCGTAGTTCAGGCGGGCCAATGCGGCCAGGCTGTCAAATCCGTTATGGGGCATCTGCATTACGACACCCGCTCAGCACGAGCACCACGGGCCCAGTATTGCGTGCCCTGCACTCTCCTGGCAGGATACCATCCGGCAGCCTTGAGATATTTGGCCATGCTCATTGAAAGCGATTTGTTTGGGGGACGATTTCCAAACAGCACGTCAGCAACATGTGCAGCCGTGACGAGGCCTTCCTGACCGCGCAGCCAATGCCGAACGCGGAGTTCGTCCATGTTCAGTGGAGGGGCTGATGGCGGATAAGTAGAAGGATCGTCCAAGGTTCGTTTGGCATTTTCCAATGCGCGGAGCGCAGCCTTGTGAGCATCACGCAGATCATCACAGACCTTTTCAAGTGCGATGTAGTCTATGTTGCCCTCGACGGGAATTTTGGCGTATTGAGTTTGACATCTGGCGAAGTTCCTTTTCGCTGGTATGGGCGCGTCGAGGTGTGATGACCTCCGCGCCCGCTTCTTTTTACCCCCAGGCCGCCATCGTTGTCAAGCAGTGCCACTCGTTTACAACTTTAACGGGTGGCCTCACGGGTGGCCTCGCTAACCCATTGATTTGTAAGGCTGGATGTCATTGTGTATCCTTGTGCCACTTGTTTCCTATAGAGGGCTGCCATTAAAAAATGCATCTATTACCATTCTGTAAATTATAGTAATTGTAAACTACCCTCATTCTTCTTTCTGTCCAGAACTCTATAAGTAGGTGGCACAAGGATACACAATGACATCCAGCCTTACAAATCAAAGACTTACCGAGGCCACCCGTTTTTGAGCCAGTGTTACCATGATACACCAAACCAAAGAAAAAGCCCCGCCACAATTTAACGGGGCGGGGCAGTAATTTAACGGCAATTTAACGGTAATTTAACGGCGCGGCGTCATGGGCATAACGTTCCCCCCGCTTGAAGGGGAAACGTAAGGCTCTGCACCGCGCCCCCTGTCCCATTGCTTTGTGCCTGATACGCGCCTGACAGGACGCCAGCCCGCCGCTTGAAGGTATCGTGCCACCCGCATCGACAGCGACTTGTTGCCGGGCGCGTCTGCAAAGAGCCTTGCGGCCACGCCTTTCGCCGTGACGGGGCCTTCTTGTTCGCGCAGCCATTCCACGACACGGGTCTCGTCGATGTCTACCGACCGGGCAGCTGCCTGTTGCGCCGATAGGGTTGCCGACTCACCCTCATCAAACCACCACGCCGTGCCGCTGTAATACATGTGCAGCGCCTCAGCCCATAGCTGCCCCCTGTCGCGCGCAAGCCCTTCCACATCGACCAGCGCCCCCTCAATCATCTGAAGGGGCCAGAAGCGCCTGTTGCCCGTCTCGTCTGACAGATACTCGTTGCCGTTGACGGTCCCTGCAAAGACGGTCTGCCGCGGATAGGTCTGCGTGACGTGTCCGTAAGACTTGCGGTAGCTGTCGCTGGTGGTGGACAGGAAATTCTTGATGTGTTCGATGTCCTTGCCGCGCATGGCCGACAACTCGCCTATCTCAGCCATCCACTTTCCGCGCAGCCATTCCTTGGCGTCTTTCTGGGTCATGTCCGGCATATCGTTGCCATACCATTGATCACCGACCAGCGCGGCCAGGCCGCTTGATTTCTTCTGCCCCTGACTGCCCGCGATGACCGGCATGGTGTCCACCTTGCATCCCGGCTGCATCACGCGGGCCACAGCACCGATCAGGAATTTCTCACCCACCGCCCTCAGATATTGGGGGTCTTCTGACGCGCATGGAAAGTATATGGTAAACAGCGCTGCGGCCCTGCCGACACCATCCCATTGCAGGCTTTCCAGATACTCCCTGACGGGGTGGAACGTGTTCCCCGCCGCCGCAGCCTGAACACCGTGCCGGACTGTCTCAACCCCTATGGACGGAAACAGATCGCTTTGCATGACTTCCATGACTTTCAGCACGTCGTCGTCAGTCAACTGCCGGGTGTCAGGTCGGCGCAGCCAAACCGCGTCATCGAATAGACTCTTGGCAAACGTGCCGCGCCAACCTTCCTCGCTGCAAAGCACCCGCTTGACGTTGGTCATGTTCGGGACCGGGCCACCGTTCTTGTCCGCGATTAGACCGCGCAGTTCCATCGCAGCTTTTCGACTGTCCGCAACGGCTTCTTTGACGGCTATTTGCATTTTTACTTTGACGCCCTGGTCTTTGCAGTAATCAAACACGGTTTCCCGATCAACCGGTGACAGCCGCGCCACTTCATCGGCCACGGTGTGAACCGATTCATGCGGATTTTCTTGTATCTTGGCACAGATCAGGTCGACTGCACTGTCCGCGCGCGGCGCGCTGGGCATCCCCTGCACAGGCGCGGTCGGCATCATTCCAGATGGCACATGTGACGGTCCGGGCATATTCAACAGGCGGTGTCGCGCGCCAATGGCTGCAACGTCCGCCCCGGCCTGCTTGGCTTGGTAGCCTATCGACCCCATGCCCGATCCGCCATTTTTTCCGGGCGTGAAAGATGCAAACCGCTTGCGCAATTCTTTGGGGTCATAATGCCTGCTACGGCTTGACCACGCATCGGCAACTTGTAACCCGTCGTCGCTGCCCCCGGATACGTCCACAATGGCCGCTATGATACTGTGCCAGTGCTTGTCACCCCCTTGGCTGTCCGCTTCAAGATCGGGGCTGACATATGTGAGCAATTCCTCCACCTCAGCCAAACTGGTCGGTGTTTCCCGGCGCGGCGCTGGCATCACAGGCGCTTCGACCGTCAGGCGCTTATAAAAATCACCTGCCCCGTCGGTTGATGTGTGAACCACACGGGACATGTGCGGCGCGCTTCCGGGCTTCAGGTGCCAGAACCCCGGCAAGCGCATCACGCGCGGCAAGTCTTTGACGGCTGGATCACCGTTGAATTTCTTGATCAGCGCGGCCTGTAGCGGTGTGAACTGTTCAAGCGTCACGTCATTGACGAGCCAGTAAGCGTGCCATTTGCCCGGCGAACTTTCGACTTCGATGTGCGGGGTTTCCCATTCCCGGACAGGCTCGATCGGTGCGCCGTCAAGATCCAGCCAAAGCGCCCTGACCCGTGTGATATTTTCGGCTTTGCGGCCCGTGCCGTCTGTTGCATTGATGGTTATAAACACCCCAGCGCCACGGCTTTGCAGATCGGTCAGACTGTCGGCATGGTCCGCAAGCGTGCCGTGAAACACATCTAGCAGTCGATGATCTTTCCGGTCGGAGTCGTCGTCAAACGTCTGGAATGTGAATGAGGTTGCGTCAGGATCGAGCAACTGTAGGAACGCGGCGGCCTGTGCCAGATCGGGGGTCATTGGACAAACCCCCAGGCGTCATAGTCCACAGCGCCAGCGGTAGCTTGCTTTATGCGCCGCGCCAGACTGAGCGATGGTGTTCGCTTGCCGCTGCGCAACATAGATATGCAGACCTCGGACACGCCAACATCGCGCGCAAGATCGCGGGCCGTGCGGCCCTTCAAATAGTCGTTTAGCTTTTCCATGA